CCTAAAACTGGAGTAGTTAACGTTGGTGATGTTAAAGTTTTATTTGTAAGAGTTTGCGTATCCGTTAGTTGAACTATATTTGAGTTTGTGATAGACGCAATCTTTGTTGATGTGTCTGCATTACCCGTTAAGTCTCCTGTAACATCCCCTATAAAAGTAGCATCTGTACCATCTGTACCGTTGTCTAATACTACGGTGCCATTTTCTGCAAGTACATCTCCTTTCAAATCACCAACAACGTAATCTCCAGTTATTACCACATCTTGACCTTCATTTCCTACAGTAACCGTAGTTTCATCAGTCAAAATAACCGGTGGTAATTGCGAGTCATTTTTATTGCTAGTTAACGCTACACATATTGGGTTTGTAGATGATGGATAAAACCTGTAACCTAAACCTTCACAACAAGGTCTAGTTGCTACAGCTGCTTGATCATCATTATCAATAAAAGATACTACTCCATCTGGTGCAACTGAGCTCACTTTAAGATCACATCCTATTACAGGGTTAGTGCTATTATATTGCAGCACTTTGATTAACTCAACTTGAGTCGAAATGTCTTTACCAATAGCGTAAGACTTTATTTTATTTACTCTGTAATAAGAATCTTTAACGAATATCTTGTCGTTGTAGTTAAAGTTAGCAATATCTACTGCATCTAACTTAAAATTAGCTGTAAGTATTCTAGCATCTGGGTTGTAAATGCTGTTTATATAAGCTGCCCAACATTTAGCATAAGTATCATTTTGAGTAGGTGTAGTAATCAAAGCACTTTCACCGTAACATTGAACAGATTTGAACCTAATATCTATATCTGTACTGGTTATTGTAGTACCAGTCATTGAAAATGTTGAGCAAAAAGGGTATTCATGTTTATAATCGAAGTCTGATGCTCCTGTTTCCGTGTAAAACCTGTACGGAGGGCAACTTTTTTTGCCAGAATAATAGAACAATTTAGGCTTAGTCTCGGTGAATTGAGTTGTGTCGTTATCCCATCTAAACAATTGTGCCATTCTAATACCTCCAGCATTGAAGGTAGGAAAACCTGAGAAAATAGACTTTATTTCTAACGGATTACCATTCGTAAAGTCATTGCTAAAATCTAATTGAAAAGATCCGTAATTAGTTTTAGTAGTATCTTGCCACTCAGTACACATCCAATCTTTGTCTTCTAAATCTGTTAGATTAAGAGAGTCATATTGAAATTCGTGTGTAGGCTTTATGACTATATTTTTGTCCTCATCTATTTTGTTACTCCAATCTTTAGAAGTACCTGAGTCAAAGTAATCCTGAGCAGGTTCAATGTTTAATTTGCTTGGATCATCTTTGTCTTTTTCTATTACTAAATTATATCTTGAAATAATAGAAGTCAAAAAGTCAACTTGCTTTACCTTTGGAAGTAAAGTGTTATCTGAAGAAAGATCTACTGTAGTTCCTGTCTTTTGTCCAGGTGCTTCCAATAACTGAACGTAACTTCCATAATTTATATCTATGTAATCAGCAGCTCCTGTAAGATCTTCAAAAAAGAAGTATACCTCTTTAGTATCTTGAAGAATAAAAGAAGGTGTTATAAATTCAACTACCCCAGCGCTACTATCTACAGTTACAGTAACTTGTTTTAGTAGATCATAAGTACCACTAGGGTTTAAGTGCTTTAAATGTAACTTAAATCTATAAGTATCAGGGTTCCCTGTAGGAACATTTGCTGGTGCATAATATAGAAGTACTTTAAACCTATAATATCCGTTAGCAGGCACGTCATAAAAGCTATCATCTGGGTCAGCTGCATTCGTATTATAGTTGCCATTTATATCGTAAGCCTCTGATATGACACTTGGGTTGTCTATTAAAAAAGGTATTACGTCTACGTTGTTATCATAGACTCTCGTAGATCCAGTATCGGTGTATACTCTAAAACCGTCAGTTTGCTCGTTTTCTAAAGTCTTTACTTTGCCAGCTAAAGTCATATACTGCTTAGTAAAGAAAGTGTCTGATCCTAAAAAGCTAGAGTTTATAGAATATCCTAATCTATTTAAAATCTTATAGAATAAAGTTTGTACCTTAAAAGCTGGTTTTAGTTTATCAGTACTTAATCTATCATTAGTAGCATCAACTGCAATTTTATCTAATCCAGTTCCGTAATCTATTATAGGATATAAGATTTCATCTCCAGTACTTCCATTATCATACACTGTAGCACCATCCCAAGAAGCATATACATTAGCTCTAGTGTAATCATGATTGTATTGTGATAGGTCTAAATCAGTGAGGTTTTCAATACCAAGAGACTTTACTATATTAGCTACCTCTCCTAAAACAACTACATCATAAGTTTGCGTCGTAGAATTAACACTCATAAGTTGCAAGTAGCCATCTATTACTTGAACTGTATCTACGTTAACTGAAGCTTTTATCCTAGCATTTACATCAAAATCGCCACTAGCGTTTACATTGTAAAAGTGAGAGAAGAACTTGTTATTAGTGCTAGTAAAGGGTAGTGTAAAGCCTTGAGTATTCTCAGACTTTCTTTTAGTTATGTCTTGAATTTCTATAGTAGAATAATTAGCTTTTATACTAACGTCATTCAAGTCTAAGTAAAATGCATCACCATTTTTATTAGCTATTAACTGAACTTTCATTAATTACGTGTTTTTAATTTATGTGCATATTCGAAAGTAAAAGAGTATTGTACTAGTTTATCATTGACAGTGGTCTTATACTCTATAGACTTGTCTTTTATGTTTATTGGTACTGGAACTTGCTTTACACCGTCATCACCTTCATCTACAGGCGTTAAAAGTATGACTTCGTTACTCATCATAAGCTCGTTAAAGTAGTCATTGTAATCTTCAGTAATAAACCTAGTGCTTACTGTTGTTGATTTAGATCCTTCAACTATTTGCCTTCTACCTCTTTCGTATGAATTTAAGTCAAAGTTAACTGCATCCCATGTTCCAGGTAATTTATCTACAAATTCTTTCCTATCATAACCAATTGACTCACTACTTTTGCCATCAAACATATAATAGTCCCATGTTCCAAACTTGTTCTTCCAAGCTAAGCTGAACTCTTCGTACTTGTTACACCTTGACACTTCAAATAAATGTGTTCGTGATAATGAAACTGTATGAGTCTTTTTAAATGTACCAGTACCACTAGGCGTTCCGGTAGCGAAAAAAGAAGTACCTTGGTTGTTATCAGCTGCTCCTATAGTAGTGTAGTCTATAGTTCCTCCTGCTACCCATATTGTAATGAAATCACCTGGCTTAATATTATCACCACTCTTATTTGTAAATATCTCGTTGATATTTGACTCACCATAAAATACAGTGTAGTAATTTACATTTGATCCCATTTGGTAACCACCTCTACTAGGGTAAACTATGTTCTTCACATTACCTCCACCAACTCCTAAATATATCAAGGACTCGCTATCGGTAGTAGCTGATGAAGGAGAATGACCTCCATTCGTAGCATTATTTATAAACGTTATTTGACCAACGTAGTTCGTCTGTATTCCCCTATTGCTTATTACTTGTGTTTTAGGAGCTTCTTCATAAAACTTTATAGCTATTGTACCATACTGAGTATCAAAAGGAGGCTCATCACTATTTAGCCATGATAATGTTTTGTAATCGTTTAAACTTGTTATCGTAGAAGCAAAAAATGTGTTTGTATTTATTTGACTCGTATTAGTAGGTAGCTTGGTTAAAAAATAAGGTAGTCCTGCTCTCGCGTCATTGAAGCAATATAAATCAGTGTCAAAATTCATTTGATCTTCCCACTCATTAGCGAAATTAATCTTCCTTAAAGTCAAATCAGTAGCAGATGAAGCTGATCTGGATATAACGCCAGTTAAAGTGGTTGAATATTCTTCAAAGAATTTAAACGTAACACTTTTCATAGTGCCAGTGTTCTCACTCATTGGGTAATCTTTTACAATACCACTTTGTACGGTAGCATTTTGAGGCATTAAATGAATTGAGTCATAGCTTGCGTTACCCGTAATAGTATTAGAATGTTTGTGAGTTACTTCAATATAGTCTCTCATGATCTTCTCATAGCTAACGTGAGCTGACCCATTCGTGTTTTTAGGTTGTTTTAAGGTTATTTGCTTTACGCTGTCAATATAAACCTCAATTACGAATTTAAAGTTAAAGACAGGTGTTGTATCACTTGTCAACTTCAGCATCCAATAATTACTCTGTGTTACTGTTGTTGCCATTTATTTCGTCTATTGTAAAATTCAAAAAGTTTTCTAAATCTAAAGCAAATGCTTTTTCTAATTGCTTAGGTAATTTCTTATAGCTTTGAGCAAAAGCGTCATCAAAGAACTTTGTTCCTTTGTAACCAAATCTATGGATTTTTCTAGTGATCACATAAGCTATTCCTCTTTGCTGTTGTTCTTTATTTCTCCAAGCAGTAAATTGTCCTTTACTATTTCTTGGTCTTAGGTTCTTTCGTTTAACCCATTCCAAGATCTTAGGGTACAAAGGACCTCCACCACCTTTTCCTTTACTAGGACTTCTACCTTCATTGATAGCTAATCCATATTCTTCCATCCTTATTTTTAAGCTTATAGAATTAGCTGCAACTGCTAGATCATAGTCTAAAGACTTAAATAATCTACCTGTATCATAACCACGTCTTCTAGTTTGCAAGTACGTAGCTGCTTTTATGATCACGTCTTTACCAAACTTGTTTAACGCTTTCTCTGTTGCTTCTAACTCTAAACTCATATAGGACTATTACATGCGTTATTGTGACTTGGAACTCTAATGCTAATTGATCCTTTCCAGCCAGCTAATAGGTTCTCGAATCTATCTGTAAATGGATCACAACTTATACTATCACTTACGACAAATTGATCTGATACTATTACTTGATCTGCACTAAGTCTACCAAGTCCATTCTTAAACTCTCTATAAATATCTGATAATATTAAAAACGTGTTACTAAGCACGTCTGTTTCATTCGATCCATCAGCACTAACTAGATCCATCACTAATAGATCAAAAGTGAATACAAAGTCACGATTGTTTATCGTAGCTGATTGCTCTACTAAATGAGCTTTAGCAAAATCCATCTCATTAGAAAGATCTACATCGAATATATCTCCGTTTGTAAACGACACGATTTGCTCATGTGCTTCACATATAACTTGAAATTGATCAACTATTGCTTTAAACGTCTTCATTTATTCAGTTTTTCTTTATCTTTAATGTAACTTAAATAGGTAAACGATTTGTAAATACCTGTTTTAGTAACTTCATCAACTTTTAATATATCACTATTAGATAGTGCCATCAGTATTTGGTACCATCCCCACTTTTCTGAGAACTGTTGCTCTTTAACGTCTCCTGATCCTCCTTGGAAGAGATTAGAGAATTGTTCAAGTAGTCTCTTCCTAAATTCCAAAAAAAAACAATAGCTCCATTAACAACATTAGCAGGCATCTTCTCTTTAAACAACTTTGCTCTAATATCTAAATCACCATCGTAAGGTTTTACTTGATATTTATTTGACTTTTCTATAGTTACTTCTCTATATAGAATAGCCATTACTTTGTCTAGGTTTTTATTTAGATCTTGACACAAAGTATCTAGGTCAGCAAACTCTCCAGTAGTGATATTCGATAGATTAGGATGAAAACCATACTTAGTGTTATTTATGTCTACAAACTTCACAAGCTTCTCATCCTTTTTAGTTAGGTATAAGAGCTTATCATAAACATTCTTTAGGTCACTAAGCCTAAATCTATCAAGTGTCCCTCTGTCAACCTTTGTCAAAGCTATGATAGTTTCTTTTTGTCTATCAATAGCATCTAACTCTGCTTCCTCAATATCGTTTAAGGTTTGCAGTTGTCCTAAGGTAATTTCACTTAAATCTGTAGGTACTGTAAGCTTCATATTTATAAATAGAGAATATACATTATTGTAACAATAGCTGAAAGGAGAGGACTCGAACCTCTACGAAGGGATTAGGCAACTTAATGCTTTATTTCTTGTCTTCACCCAAGAGACAGTTGGGCGTGTCTGCCAATTTCACCACCTTTCATGTCTTTCTTTACTCCTCGTGATCATAGAAATATTTTGAATAGTAGATATTAACTGCTGCTACTGCGACAACTACTAGGATCATTGCGTATACGTTTGTCATGGTATTTAGTTTATAGTTAAAAAAAGAAGGAGCATTTAGCTCCTCCATATTAAGATACTTTTTTGATTAGATCTTCAGTTGAAAAGTTTTGTTGATTAACGAATGCCCAATGAGTTTCCCAAACTGTTTCTGCTTCAGTGTAGTGAGTTTTTTCTGTAACATCTGCTTCCCAAGACTCTAGAACATTCTTTTGAGTTAATGAAGATAAAACTCCTCTTAATTTATCTCCTTTAATTCCAGTTGCTTTGATAATATCTTCAGTACTTGTTATTGAGTAACTTTCTCCTCCGATCCATGGTTCTAAATCCTTAAGTAAAAAGTCAAATACTTGACCTTCCATATCTGTTAAATATTTGTACTTTCTTCCGTGTTGAGAAACTACTTCTTGTTTTTTATACTTAGAAGCTAAATAAAGATCTGCAATTTCTCTTGATACAAATGGTTCAATGTAGAATTCTTCTAATAAATCTAGGTAGTTAAAGTCTCCTAAGTTTCTACCAACGTAAGGAATAATATCTTGGTTGTGTTTTATCTTGTGAGTTATAATACCTGCTAGTAACTCTCTTTTTTGTGTCGGTGTAAGTTTGAATGTAGTCATAATGTAGTTGTTTTTAGTTATTTAAGATATGTAAATATACACAATCTCGATTAACTGAAAAACTTTTGTGCATTTTTTTTGAAATATTTTTTCTTTATCTCAAACTGTACTTACCTACATTAGGTTTGGACTTGACCATAGTGACAGCGTACCTTATTGCATCTATAGCATGATTATAATTATCTATAGGCTTATTAAGTAAATAGCCATTCTTGTCTTCTTGCCACTTATAGTTATTGAACTCAGATATAATGTTACTACTTGATGATGTGACTTCTAGTTTAAATCGTTTAAGTAGATCAATTCCTATATTTATAGAGTCTCTACCTTTCACACAAGCTTTCACGTTATAACCTAAGCGATATAATTCTTCAATGGATTTAGGCTCTGCACTGTCTGCAAATACAGCTCTTCGCTGATCAATCCCGAAAACATCCATTCGGTTAGCAATGTCAGAGTTAGTGAGTCTTCGTTCATATAGTAATTCGTTAAAGATTAATTTATCCTCGTATTCGTATACTTCAACCATAGCTGTGGGATCATTAGTATACCCAAAGTCTAATCCTGTACTGATTAACTTAGCGTGCTCTGGTACCTTACCTATTATCGTGACTTTAGGGAATACTGTAGCTTTTGAAAAACCACGTTCTCCTAATCCGTAGATCTTCCAATAGTCTTCATCTGTTTCTCGAAGTCTTTCAATCTCTTTTACTAACTCATCTGGCAAGAAAGGGTTATCTAAATAGGTTGACTGTATGAATGTGCAATCATCTCTAGTTAGTACTTTATCATATATCCAGTGGTGTGTGTCAGAAGGGTTATAATCTATGAAGATCTTTTTCTCAGTTCTAACTAACAACTGAAAGAAGTCTTCCCATGTAAGTTCATTGGCTTCATTACAGAATAGGTATTGTCTCTTAGCACCTCTCTTCTTCTGTGGTTGATCCAAAGAAATAAACTCAAATAGATTATTGTTTAGCTTATAAGTGTTCTCAGATTTATTGTGACAAGTTTCGTCATATAATTCTAGTTTGTTTAGTACTTCAAAGAAGTCACGCATTACCGATAGCTTTAAACTTGGTAACGACTTTCTGACAATAGAGAACGTACAGTTTGTTTCTTCAAAAGATTTCACAATAAGTAACTGAACTATCGAGTAGGTCTTACCTGATCGTGTACCACCTTGGTTTACCACAATCTTGGTTGGTGCTCCATAGTTTCTATGAAATACGTTACTCGTTTGTACCTTTAGTGTCGACAATTTCTACTTCTATTTTGTTTATCTTTTCTCCTTGTGATGATATATCTAGCTCACTACGTTCTGTGTAACCTCTAGTTTTGCCTTTAGTCTTTAAATAGAACATTGTTGCTTGTGTATTACCATCTCGTATTTGATCAAACAAAGCTGTCTCTGCAAAGTCTAAAGCTTCATTCTGTATTTCATTGACCTCACGTGCAAACTCTTCATCTTCTTTTAACCACTTATAGTAATTAGTTCGACTAAGATTACAACGTCCTAGAGCGTGCGTAACTACTCCTAGTGACTTCTTAAGTGCTTCAATGACTTGCTCCTTCGCGCGCGTTGTTCTATTTTGTTCATTTTTCATATCCTTCTAATACCTTTTTTAAATCATCTACCAACTGCTTAACGCAACTACCACAACTACTTACTGACTTTTTCATTCCAAAAATTTCATTATATAGATTGGTTAGACCTACGTTTTGCTCCTTGTCTACTCTTGTTCCTTTTAGTTCATTAAGTATTCTTCTTAATATAGCTAGTTGATCATTTGTAATTTCATGCTCTCTTTCCCACTTTCCTATAGGACATCTTGTAAAAGCTATTGCTGCTTTGATCTTCATAAAGCAACCACACTTCTTACATTGACTTACTGACTTTCTAAAGTGTTTACATTTCTTACAAGTTTCTAATCTATCTTGTAAGTTCCTCGTACTCGTTCTCAACTTCATCTTTCAAATAGTTTTTAACGTTCTTTAATGTGGTGTATATCGAAGTAACTGAGATCCCAGATTCTTTAGATAGTTTTCTTATGCTTTTACCTGAAGAGAAATAAATCTGAAATAAGATCTTGTCGTACTCATGAAGATCTTTCAGTTTTGAATTAATAAACTCTAATTTGTTTTCTCTTTCTTGGTGCCAACTTATATCATCAAAGTATTCGAAATTATTTATTTCTACATTCTCTGATCTTAAGTAAGTGTGATACTTAGTTTTGAAGGTAGAGTTAGATCGAGAATACTGATTCAGCATTACTCTTGCTACCCAAAATATCAAGTGACCATTATCTATGATCTTAGACATTTTCTGTTGATCATACTCTAATACTATAAGACAAACATCTTGCGTTAGATCCTTAGCGTCGTTGACGTTATTCTTAGTGATCTTTAAAGCAATCTCATAAATCTTTTCATAGTAATGCGTCAAATCTTTGTTTAATTGCATTGTATCTCATTTTGAATGCACTTGGAGAAATAGTAATCTTATGAACTTCTTTAAGTTCTTTTTTGATTTTAGTCATAGACTGTTCTTTCTGTATTCCTTCCAATATTGTTCTGTTTATTACTCCTTTCATATCTATTTTTTTTAAAACAAAAAAAGGACTCAAGCGCGTTGCAAGAGTCCCTTTACAAAATAACTAAAAACCAAGAAAACCGATGGGTCGGTAGACAAGGTAAATATAACTATTGATGTTACACTTTTCAACGTTGTCAATATGTTTTTACGAACCACAGTTATCACAATCTGGATCATCAATTTGACATTCTTCTGGTTGATCTTTATCTGTTAGATCCTTGATAAAGTCTTCAAATTCTTCTTCTTTCCTTAGGTTCATCATAGTTTCTTTATTATAAATAGATAATGTTGTTATTTGTTTATCACTGAAATGTATACTCCAGGATTATTTTTATCGTACTCAAACTCTTCGAATACTGGGATCATTTCATGAGCGTTATCATCTACTATCCATCCGTATTTTACCATTTGATCTTGCACTGTTTGAGCTGGATTTAAGTAATCAAATTTGTGTTTACTTTTTCTAACGAACTTAAAAGATATTTTATATGGCTTAGAGTTTTGTGAGTCAGATCCTTTCAGTAATTTTAAAAAGTTTTTCTTATTTTGTAGCCAATATCCTTTAGTTTCCTTATAGTACCTCATTGTTTGCTTTGAGCCAATAAAGTATTTACCTGTCCAACGTCTACTGTTCTTACTACTAGGAACATTACCTGGAATAAATACATAATCTAAAGGAGTATCTTTCTTAAATTTACTTGTTCTTTTTTCCATTTTCTAAAGTAGTCTTTTAGTACTTTTTCTCTACAGATAGTCTTTGCATCGTAGGTTTCATATTCGTTACCATGAAACTTTCTACGAGCTTTAATAGTTCTCTCTGCTTCTTTAAGCATTTTAAGTTTCTTATCGTTATCTAATTTAATCAAATCCTTGCTTTCTAGATATTTATAAACAATTGTAATACCTGTAAGCTTTAGAGAGTTATCTTCGACAAACTGTTCAAATGGTTCTACAATACAAAGTTCTACAAACTCTCTCTGTATGTTTGAGAGTTCACTAGGTGTTTTAGTTGTTTCCAATAGTAGTACTTTATTATCTTGTGATAATTTTATCCTATATGCATTAGAATTCATTTTAGCTTTTCTTAGCCATCTGTTCCATGTTCTAGGGTTTATACTCATTTCTTCTCCATCTCTTACTCCTTGACTAAATCCTTTTATGATCTCATCTTTCGTAAGCGTGTAGTATCTTTTTATTACATCTGCTAGTAACATATTAGCTAATACCTTTCGATCACTTTCAGCACGTTTCTGACTCATTTCAAATAGAGTCTTATTGATTACATTAAAGCAAAATTCAAGTAGCTCTGGTGTTTCTTCTTTTCCTACCATCATAATAGTTTTTTGGTTTGTTCGTCATTAAAGTCAAGCAGATTTGGGAAGTAAACATCTGATAACCCTTGATCTGGATTTGGTTTCTTAAAGTTTTTATTGTTACGCATCCAACGATTAGCTGCTAACTTCCATTTCTTCATTGGGTTCTTACCTACTTTCCAACCTATGTTTTCATAGTATTCGTAAAAGTCTAATGCTACAAATTTATCACTACTTTTTAGTATGAAGTATTCTTGAACCTCTTCAAAACTATTAGGCTTACCTGTCTTTTTGGATAAAATAGGTTTACCTATTTCTTTAGTATTTGTTTTATTATTCTTTACTATTATATTAGGATTTGAAGTAGAGTTCAAGTCTGCTTTGACCTTAGCTTCAACTCTGCTTTGAACCTCAGTACAACTCTGCTTTGAAGTAGAGTTCAACGCACTTTTTAGTATTCTGATCCTACCATTGAATGACTTAAGTACTAAGAAGTTCAACTCTATCAAATGTTTGATTGATTTTGATATATGTGTTTTAGACACTCCTAAGAACTCTGCAAAGTAATCATTAGATGCAAAGCATCCTTTACTACCTTTGTCAAGAGAGTCAATTTCTATAAGTAGTATCTTTTCTATCCATGTTAGATCTGTGTTAAGGTACACATCTCTAGGTATCCATATCCCTTGGAATTTACGATCTCTCATTAGTAGTTATTTTTTTGTCTAGCAATGTTCTCCAAGTTTTTTGCTTTGAACATATTGAAAAGATCACTACCAGACATGTTGATACTTACAGCAAAATTAATCAAAAAATGAAACGCATCAACAATTTCAAACTTTAATTCTTTAAGATCATTATCTGTAAGATCTTCTACCTTCATCGTTTTAGCTTTTTCATGGTCAGCTTTCCAGTATTTCCATGCTGCATTACCAATTCCATCATCGATACCACCTAATGCATCGAACATCTCACATATCTCATCGTCAAGGGCATGCTTATTAACACACCAGAATTTAGATAGTTCTTCTAATGATAAACTATCAAACTTAAATCCGTAAGTGTTCTCTTGTGTGCTCTTTTGTAAATTGAAAATAAAGTCCCAATCTTTTGATTTTTGATCTAATGTATTAAGATCTGCGCATTTGTTGTCCTTGTTAGCCATTTTGTTATTTTGTTTATTGATTAAAAATATCTAGTTGTGTTTGCACTACTACAATGTTAGAAGCTTTATAGTCTATTTTGCCAAAGTATATCTTAAGACCTTCAATAACATCTCCGACTTCAGCATTCATTGGTCTCCTACCATTGTCATACCAATTAATTGTCTTACCATCACTAAGCTCTAAGATATAAGTTTTAACTGTTTCATACTTAAGCTTCTTAAAAGGTAATATTTGTGATACAGCTGCTCTCATAGTTTTTGTATATAGTTTCTATTACGTAAGTTAAAGTGTCTATCGTATATATGTAGGTTCTGAGCGTAGTGTACGTAGTTACCAGGTTCACAACCTTGAATATCACAAACTTTATGTAGTAACTTAATGAAACAATATGCATCGTTGCAAAAGCCATACACTAAATCATTAGATCTCATTAACACAGTCATATTTAGCTTGTCGCTATCTGGTGTAAAGTAGAACTGGATTGATATCGTACATGGAGTATCTTTTTTGTACTCATCATGTTCTTTAGCATCGTAAATAGTTACAACAGCTTGTCTTGTGTATTTATCTTTTGATAGTTTATTGATCACATATTCTAATTGATCATTACGCATCCATTGGTAACCATAGTTACTGTTAACATATCCACGTTCATCCATGTGATTGTACCAAATGTTAGCTCGCTTAGCCATTACTGAAGCATCTCTGTCTCCACTAAGATACCAATTCCACTCTTGTTCAGCATAGTCTTGGTTGAATTTACGCCAAGGAGTCTTTACTACACACTCTGTGGTGTCTAATATAGTAAACATTTGGTTGTATATAGCTTTAGTGCCATTAACGTCAACTCCTTTCTCTAAGACTTTATCGTACATAGTCTCAAACGCATCTGTTACTGTTTTAAAATTCCACATAATCTTGGTTTTATAGGGTATTTTGTTTGACTTCCTTTTTTAGAGCACATATACACATAAGTGCCATCATTAAGTTTAGCTTTACCGTGACAAATTCCAGTAAGAACTTCTCCAAGCCAAGTGAATTTAACTTGTAAGCCTTCTAAATTCTTCATGTTGCTTCTTGATTAGTTCAGTACTATATTTACCTACTAAGTTTCTAACATCGTCTTTAGATCTTACGTATAAAAGTTCACGTAACTCAGGGTCTTGAATAATTTCTTTATTGGGATCATACTCAATTGGAATTGCAGCTAAACAATTTGAACCTAAAGTCTCATATAGTCTAAATGTTACCACGTTATCTCTATGTTCAGCATCACATAATACTAAGCTAACTTTACATTGATCTAATTTATCCATTAACTCGTCATGCTTAAGCTTTTTAGTAAATGGTACATCAACTTTAGTAGTCTTAAATCCGATTAGTAAAGAAGTATCTTTTTGTGGCATGTATTTCTCTACTTGCTTTTCTCTATAAGAACCTCTTCGATCACCGTAGTAAACTACATCGTGTGACTTAGGTCTATCACTAATTTCAGGGTTTAGCAAGTGACCAAAGATCTTAGGAAAGAAATTAAAATAAGATACCTCTACGTCTTTGTATTTATCATCGCTCCAAAACTTAGCTAAGTCTTTTCCAGGAAATACGTAAGTAGATTTCTGTAGGATTAGATCCCATGCAGCTACTTGATCATCGCTAAAAGTACCTTCAGCTCTATCATTGATCATCTTAGCAGGATTAGTTGGTTTGATTTTAGGATCGGTACATAATATATTAGTGCTACCTAAATAAGCTGCAACTTTCTTTACCTTTTCAATAGTATCATCTCCAATTACTCCTCCAAAAAAGTTAGGTTGACTAAGTTGAATTATGATACCATCGTATTTAGTAAGATCTTCAATGCTAAAAATATCTACGTATTTATCAAAGTCTTTATTTGTTCTACCAGACTTGCCAATCAAATCGCAATCGTGATGAGTAGATAGGTAATGAGCCTCTAAACCAGAGTGGTTCTTTTGAGTACATTGAATGTTTGAGTAAATGTTAATCAGTGCTTTCATCTTTGTTTTTTTGTTTTAGTTCATAGTTGTTTAACGCTCCAATATATGCTACTGCATCTAATAAGTTATCTTCTTTGTAATTATAAGAGTGCCTAGAGAGCTTTAAAGCTACAAGGCATATATACATATCAGATGCGGTTATATCTTTACCTGTAGATGCAGATACTATTGATGCTGCTCTCTCCATACCTTCAGAGAAAGGACCGTACATTCGCTCCTTCTCTTCAGATCTTTCATTGATAATTTTGTTTGCTTCTTCTAGAATGTTCATGGTTTACAAATCATTAATTATTTCGTACAAGTTTAAAGCTTCTTCATATTTCTTTTTGTAGCTATCGCTTTCAACATCTTCAATTTTATCTAAATGCCTAATTAGTTTATTAAGCTCTTTCTTTAGATCTTTTCTTTCGCTTTCAGTGTACATCGGTAGAATCATTTTTTTAGTTTTTTAGTTATTGATGAAGTAAACTTACAAATAAAAAATTAACTAGAAAAACTTTTTGATACTTTTTTTCACTTCTAGCCAAAAAAAACCTACAGACTACCGAATCCCAATCAGTAGCCTATAGATTTTAAAACAACTAAAACGGTAGATCACTTCCACCTGCATTGCTTGCTCCTACTGGATCAGCAACACTATCTTCACTAATTTCATCGTTGAACATTCTCCAACCTCTGATGTTTACAAAGTATCTACCCTGCCATTCTCTACCACAAAGGTTGATACCAAGTTTAACGTTTTGGCCTACTTCTAATTGGCTTGAGATCTCATCAACACTTTTGTTGACAAATTCTACTGGTACTTCTTTGTCGTACATTGCATCGGTTTGTTCAATAACAACTACTTGCTTCTTAAACTTTTCGCTAATTGTTTCGAGATCTAAGATCTTTACTACTTTTCCTGTTAACTCCATAACTTGTTTATTTGTGATTTTAATTTATTTGCACTCTGCTTAATTAATTTATTCTCCATTGAAAGCGCATCATGCTTAAGCTTCAATTGGTCGAACTTTTGTTTTAGATCAATATATCTCTCTATGTCTATTAGTTTAGCTTTATTTGCTTTAAATTCATCTATGTTTTCGCCATGAATGCTCTTTAAAATGTCATAGCTAATCTTATAGTAGTCATACATCTCATAATCTTTGTTATGCATTTTATACCAGTGATGAGGATTAGTATGGTTTCCAATAGTTTCTTCTGTAAGAAAGTTAGCTATCTCTTGAAAACCCCATCCTCCTTCTCTTAGTATTGCTGTCACAAGTTGTCTTGCTTCCACAATAAATCTTCTTCTGTCTTTTGACTTCACCAACTCTGGTGTAGCTTTACATTGATCAGCTGCTGCTTGTAAAACTGCTTTAGCTACATCGTCGCTTAGTATTTCTCCTCCCATCATAATAAATGTATTAATTTAATTAGACTTATTTTACTGTCTGTTGATATTGTTTTTAGTTGATTAAATGTAAGTTGTTGCTCGTCTTTAAATAGCTTTCTAAGAGTTGGTTGAGTTACAGAGAGTCTCACACATGTAAGATCTTTTGTTTTATAAGTATCAAACAACACTTGCTGTAAGGGTGTGTTAGGTGTCCATGTTCTCATAAGGTTATTATCTTTTAAAGTCATCAGACTCATCTTCTCCGAAGTGACCTAGTTCATAAAATCCAGTAAGCTTTAATACAGCTCTACTCATAGCTCTTTTTTCTGCCATTGATACAGGATACGCTTGAGCAGTATTTGCTGGTGAAGACTCTCCGAAGGTTTGTATTGTTTTATCTCCACATTTAGCTGTAGCTTTTATGATAATACACTTGTTGTCAGGAGAATTATGGATCAAATCATATTCGATCACTATGTTATTGTTAGCTTGTATCTTATCAATACCTGATCTTGAGATGATAGTGTAGAACTTGTGTTTAAAAATATCTTTAGCTGTAAGACCGTTCTTGATATACAACTCGTTTAGTTTACTTGGCTCCATTTGTAGGTTTGTTTAGGTAGTTAAATTCGTTTATCGTTGCATTTAAAGGTGAACGAGTACCTTGTTTCCATTCTTCTACGTAGTTAGCACATTCATCGTAATGAGCATTGTATTGCATTTCCAACATTTGCTCTCTGTCAATTTGTTGCTCTCTAGTACCTAATAATAATTCTTTTAGCTTTCCCATTATTCATCTATTCTATAGGCAACTATGTGCCAGTTATCACCTCTTGCTTTTCTGTATTCTTCCACTAGAAGATCTTTATTTTTTTCTCCGTAGACTACATCAATGTCTTCGTACTTTCTTCCCTCGTAACTCCCTACGATTTGAAATACTGGTATAACCGTACTTTCCATAATTAGCTTACTTGAATAGTTGAACAATTACCTAATCCAATAAATGAAGTTGAAACGTTTGTGTCACTTACTACTTCTAGTTTGCCTATAGTTTCTAATTCAATAGCTATAGCCATAAAGTTAATTGTGTTTAGAATAATCTCTCCGTCTAGTTCTAGTAAGAATTTACAGGACTTTTTATCGAACCATAGCATAACGAAGTTTTTGTCGTTTTTGAGTACTATAGTTACTCCTCTGTATACGTGTGGTTTTAGATCTAAATAATTCATGATATTTGGTTTTAGTTATTTTGGTTATGTAAATATACGAATAAAAAGTTTAGTAAAAAAATTTTACACAATCTTTTTTATCCTTCTGAAACTTCTTGCTCCATGTCGTTAATGAACCACGTATCCATTTGATCATACATAAAGTTGGTTATGTCCATCTCAGTGTTGTTCTTAGTGTCATGAAATGTTATAACAATATCTTCCATTTCATTGTCTCTAAATGTTCCTACAGCGTCTACTCTATAGTTTTCTCCGTAGTATGCTTTGCTTCTAGTTGTTGCTGGTGATTTCATGGTTTTGCAGTTTATTTAGTTAGTAAATGTTTATGTTTTAACGGAATGGACAATTTTGTTCTTCAATAATTTCATCAATCTTCCACATTACTTGTCTGTCAATCATTTCTAGTATATCTTTTTTTCTTAATCCAATCCATCCATCGCCTTCAGCGTAGGAATCATTAATGTGTATTGAGTAGCAAAATCCACCTTCTTCATATCCCTCTACCAATACCGTAACTTTATGGTTTTTATAAGTTCCGTTTGCTTCGTAACTACCTTGGCAAGATTTTTTGAATTTAAGTTTCATATCGTTTAGTTGTTTTGTTTTTATTGATATGTAAATATACGCAAACATCGCGAAAGAAAAAAATATTTTCACAAAAAAAGTGCAAAAAAAAAGAGCCTTATTTCTAAAGCCCTTTATCTACAATACTTGTAGCTATATAAAAAAGTGTGTGAGTCTTGCTACCTGACCGAAGTCTGATGAATGTACGAATGCTTCTACAGCAGTAGGAGTACCAACGTAGCCTTTTCTAGCGTGCCATGAGTCTGCAGCACTAGGAGATCTTAAGTATTCTACTGTTACGCCAATAAAGTCCTTAGCGTCTCTCCATTTGTATTTGATCTTATGGTGTAAGTGATGTAAGTACCAGTATCTATATTTAGCTCTACCCCATTCTTCTGGTTTTTCTTGTGCCATAATCAAAGGTAGGTTATCCATTTTAGCACCATCTCCGTGTTCCAATCCTATAAGATTGTTACCATATTCATAATACTTACGATGACGTGCTGAAGCATCTACAGTTACTGACTTGTCTTTTCTGAACCAAGCCTTTAGTGCTTGTGCCAAGTGAAAGCCACTTTGGTAATCATGGTTACTCATAGAATGCACGCAATCTACTGGTGCAATTTCCCTTAATCTTTCTACGCATCTAACATATAACTCCAACGCTATTTCAAAATGTTCCCACCACATCCCGTCTACGTCCTGCTGAGTACCTTTAGTAGTTTTATTATAAACATTATCTACGTGTAGTACATCGTTACCAATACAGAACAATATTCTTTCAACATTAAAGCCTTTAGCTTTTTCTATCAAACCTTCGATACCTTCAACTACTCTAGATACTGCTATCATTCGATCGTATTGCTCTCCAGTTTCGTCAACAGCACAATATTTACCAATATGAATGTCAGCAGGGTTTATAACGAGAAGATGTCCTGTTTTGCTATAATTACTGTAGTTAACTCTATCGTACTTAGGAGCTCTTTTTTCAAGAAACTCTTTAAGCTTGCCAACTACGTAATCACTATTTAGCTTGTCATTGTCTTTAGTAACAATAGAGAACCTATATTCTCCATTAGCTGCTTGCCAATGCTTTACACTTACAACGTCATCTTTGTGAATACCCCTTTCTGATAGATGAGCATCTAAAAGAGTATTGTCGTTTATGTTGTCTATGGTTTTTGCTCGATGTTGTTCAATGAGCTCTACCTCCTCGTCTTTGAGTCGATATCTATTGTCCTTCATAATTTAGCTTTTAGTTTAACTTCAACTAAAATAAAAAAAATTAACTTTATAGACTTGGTATTGTTTATAAATGCTACTTTTTCTCAAATACAGAGAAGCATAATGGTAATACAGCTATAAAAGCTAAGATCAAAGAATTAGTGGTAATGCCGTTGACTTCCATGTCTATCACACAAGCCATAGCTAGCACACCAGAAACGGTGCGTCTGCTACTCCACTTTCCTTTGTGATCTTTAAATAGTTGTGGAATTATTGGCAAGATCCCTTTTGTCAAAAAGGCCTTAATCATTTACTTTATTTTTTTTGTCCTTAATAAAGTAGTTAACGAAGTCATCTAAGTAACCAAAGATCTTGTTGTCTTTTTCAGTAGGAGTTACGTTAGCTAGTACTTTAAAAAATGCCATTGCTCCGATTAGCAATTCAGCCCAGTTTGATTTCAAAATCTCAATCATAATAAGTATTTATTTCAATGAATATAAATGGTAAGTACAAAGCGTGTTTGTAACCGTTCTCGTATTTACCCGACCATAAGCCAACTAGAACGCCAGTGTAGTAGCCAAATCCTAAATCCCAACCTGTCATATTAGTAAGTCCAAATTACACAATCAGCAAGCTCTTCATCTACATCAGCGTGTATAAATGTACTGTGAATACCTATCCTTGTAAACCCAACATCTAACAAAGCTTGTACTATTTTAAATCTATGGTAGGAATTTTCACAATGTATATCAACGGCATTACCTCTCAAGTGAGCAGACTTTTTAGAGCCACCTTCTCTATCGTTTGTTTCTTTATCCCTATAAGAAGAGGTAATAAAGAAAGATACTTCAGCAATACCTCTAGCTAAATCTAGTTTCTTTATTAGTTCAGGGTTCATAAGATCAAAGCACTGAACGTCATTGCATTTAAACTCACTTTTAGAGAAGTACTTCATTTAATTAATCTTTGCACATTGTATACTAACGCCGTAACCAAGACTAACGTCGTCAATATTGCATCAAAGTCTGCAAAGGTAACACCTATGGCAGCAGCATTAATGCTATTTAGTTCTATCAAGTCGCTTTTCATCCTTTAGTTTTCTTAAATACACCTTTAGCTTTTTTATATTATGTAGCTTTGGTCTGTATTTCATATTTTTATACCTGTAAAGTAAGCATTTTTTATTGGTTCAATCTCATCATCATTATTCGTTGTGTATTCTGGGAAAAGTGATGAATTATAACACAAGTACTCTACAATTCTTTGTCCGTAAAACTCTGCAGTATCTCTTTCTTTTTGCACTAAGTAATTTACATCTTCTCGGCTTGCCGCGTTACCATTTTCACTATTTTTTTGGGTAATGCTACCGTTCTTTATTTGGTATGATATAAATGGTAATGCTTCAACTAAAGCGTAATGCACTAGGCAGTCCTGAACGTAATCGTCGACAAGTGTTTTATATACACCATCAAGATCACGGTCATTTATATCGGTACTTATTTTGTTGTACAAACGAGTTCCAAGAATCATTTGCAAATGTTTATCTTGAGCTATCTTTAAAAAAGGTAACAAAAATGCAGTATCAACGTTGTAATTGATAGCTGTGCAATTTTTTAATTTATCTTCGTTTACAAATAATGCTGCCATTGTTTATTAATTTAGTCGTCCTTTATTAGGTGTATCAATCATTGCTTTAGCCTCTTCACCTTTTTGCTTCACATAAGGATTGTTACCTACACGTTTGTCGTTTTCTAAGCCTTCGTTAGGTAAGAACCTTCCTTTATTATTCTTTTTTCTAAAGTATATTCTTCTAAGCCAACCATGGTGGCAATTAACGCCTCCTTTGTATTTGAACAAATTATAGGTATTTTTTCCTTTTGGAGCAAATTCTGAGTTTATGCCGTCTTTACCCATTTTGATAATATCCTCATACCGGTACTCTATTCCGCTTGATGATAATTCTATCATTCTACTACAGAAACGTCTTGAGGATGATTTAGACTCTTTTCTAGAAGTCTTAGAATAAACATATCTTACCTTATATAAACCAGTGTCTCCCCATCTAGACTTTTCATCTGGATTAGCATCTGATTTTGTAGGATTAGCGAATTGGTGAAAACCATCCTTAGTAGTATCAACCTCTTCTTCACTTATTAATTCCCATTCATCATTATCGTTTTCTTCTCCAACTAATTCTAAGTAGTCTAACAGATCATCGCCTTGATCATCTGATAAAAAAGGTCTTTCGTCTTTAAAGTTAGAAGAACATTCACATTTACCTTTTTTCTTTTTACAACCAGGTTTACATTTATAAAAGTCTTCTTCTACATTCTTTATTTCTTCTACCTTTCTTTTTGACCAAGTAAACCCAGCGTCTCCACCCCAAAGTAGCCAAGCTATTTTACCAGCACTTGGGTAGCCATCGTCTCCTACTTTGTAGCCTTGTCCTCCTTTAGTAGATTTCTCATGTCTGCTAAAAAATGAGTACATTCTTTTGATAGTACTTAAGCTTAAATTTTTACCGTTAGATATATCTCTAGCTCTAGCAACTCCAACAGCAGTACCTCCTCTACCAAACTCTCTTCTTAGTTCCAGTCCTCTCTTAGCCTCAGAGATCATTCCACTAGTTGGCTTAGTATCTATGTCTTTTAAGTCTTTGAATTCACTAAACTCACTGTATTGATCAATCCCAGTCTCTATCTCTTTCTCATCAGCATCAAGACCTTCGGTTTCTATAAATTCTATTGGTTGTAAAGTCTTAAAGTATGTGTTTAAAATAATACCGTTAACAAGCAGCACTTCGTTTATAGCATCAAGTATCATATTTTGATATGGCCGTATAACTGTGTTGTCCCATAATTGAGAAGCAGTCTTTATTTCGTCAGCGTTGTTTCCTAAACCTGTGCTGTCTTTTATACCAAACAAAATAGGACTAGTTACTTTGTGACCTATTAAGATCTTACGTGTAGCCTCTTCGCTTAAAAACTTGTATTGTTCACTAGCTTCTGATATTGGTAAACTATCAATAGTAGTTGCGTTTGTAGTATCATCGTTAAATGATATAAGCCACTTTTTACCTTTAGTACCTTGAAGCTTTTGCATCACTTTATTCTCGATATGATTTTGCTCATCTTCAGTTGGTTGACCATTGTTGAAGTTGATCATCATCGTAGGAGCGAAGCCATTTTGAATATTAGATAAATGGTATGTACCAATTTCTTCGTCTATCTCTGCCCATTGCAAACATCCAGCGTAATCAACAGGTGAAAAGTAAAAGTAACCTGAAGCATAAGGTTTTATAACCAATACTTGCGATGTATCTCCTTTTTCACCAGTAAACGTTTCGATGCGTTTAGGTGCATATCTTTCTTTTCTATATTGACTCCAATCATCGGAGTAGTAGTATGCCTGGATTTCACCTTCTATAGATTTCTCAGGCCTTAAGTTTTGCATAGGTATATGCTTTGCCTTAAGTATTTGAGTTCTACCTTTATTCCAAACAATGTTAAACGCACCTTGACCTAATAACTTAAGATCATGAGATACACGCTTTAAATCGTTTGGTTTAAATATAGTCTTCATCTTAGCGTGATCTAAAGGCTTTTTGTTTTCGTCAGTACACGATAAACCTTCGCCATATATTTGATCACTAACAGACGATATAATCGCGTTATTCACAGCACTACCATTGTATCTGTCAATCAAATACTCAAAGTAGTTATTGTCATCACCGTAAGATACCCACTCCTTAGAGTTAGACTCTTTTGCTTTTGGTGATTTCTCAGCCGCTAAATTTATTATTCTTAAGCTCATATTTTTAAGTATACTTCGTTTGTTGAATCTGCGTCTTTTTGTTTTACGTATTCAGGTTGACCTATTCCCTGTACAAATAATTTACCTTCTTCTCTTAAACCAAGAATAGAGTCATCGTAAATATCTGTGTTATTTTTGCTTGTTTGCTCGTATATTTTGTACTTATAAAAAGCGTTATCATCAAAAGCAAACATAGGAGTTGAGCCTGTTCGGAAAGTTGCACTAGCTACAAGTGTAGCTGTTAGGTCATAAGTTGTTCCTTTAAACCTAGCCCCATAAGCGTAAATAGCATCTCCTTTTTGTGGGTCACGTGCACTACTTGTATTGTCCCAAAATATTAATGGCTCAAAACCTAAAACCAAAGAGCCAGTAACACCTATATCAGTATAAGTATCTACAAATTGCCATTGATCAGTGTATATAAATATAGTCTCTTGAGGGTATTGCACAGAAGTACCAGAGTAAAACCTTAATCTTCCTCTACTTCCTATTGTGTTACCTTCTCCTTTTACCCACATTCCAAACCTCCATTCCCCAGTACCTGGAACGTTCGTTATTGTTTGGGTTATAAGATTAAAATTAGAAACACCATCGTAAGTTATTCTGTCAGCTATTTTAAATCCATTGTTTGATAAAGCTACGTTGTTACTTATATCAAGGTTGCTTATGTTTTCCCAACTAAAAAAATCGTTAGGATAGTCTATTAAATTATCGTTGTAAGAGTTATGGAAGTTACCGAATGTAGCGCTAGATAATTCATATCTAGTTTTCATATTCCTATTAACAGGTGCTGCGTTTTCTTGTCTATCTGAAGCTAAAAAGTCAGGAAAGTCATAATCAAATTTAATATCATCACCATTTAAAGTGTAGTCCCATAGTTGAAAGTCTTTAAGTTCACCAAATAAACTTCTTCCTGATACAGCTAAATTGGTTCCTAAAAAGTACCTATCAAAGTTAGACCAATACAAAGTAAAATCGATAGATGTATTACCAATGTGTTTACCATCTATATAGCATTTAATCTTACTAGCAGTGCTACCATTATTCTTTTGAGTTAACACCAATCTGTGCCAATTACCATCATCAACTTTAACACTATCAAATACGTGAACCTTATTAAAGTATTGATTTACTTCTATATAACCATCAGCGTTAATGGTACAAATAAACTCAGACGGAGTTGTCAATTGTCTAAAGTATATCAACGTTTTTATGTCACTGTTTCCAGTGTTGTACTTATGTTTAAACCATAAACACATACTCCAATTATCACCAGTTGTTAGTAAGTAAGGAAGGTGATCCATATACACAGCACCAGAAGAAGAGAAATTTGTGTAAGTGACTTCGTCTAAACTACAAGCTACTGATCTATTTGTAACAGCTCCTTTAGTGATCACCTTAGCAACTTTTCTTTTTGTTTGCTCGTTTTCAACCTCCATTAGGTAGTAATTGCTATTAGCATCATCACTAACTGAAGTTAGGCTAGGGTATATTGTCTTTGATGTCTCAGATTGTACCTTAATCATCTTTGTTGATTTGATATATTAATAAATAGAGAATAGTACAAGTTGTTTTAGAAGTAAAAAAAAAGCACCCTTTCGAGTGCCTTTAATTATTTTATTAATAACATTATACTATCAAGATCCGTCGTCGATAGTTGGTGGATTAGTTGTTAACCCTTGGAAAACATCTTCATTTGCAGAATCAGCTGCTACAACAGCAATAGCTGCTGCTTTTTCTCTTCCTGTAAAAGTAAGATTGTAACCGCTCATATCGCCAAATGCTTGACCTCTACCAACGTTACCAGCTGTAACAGTCATACCATTGTATGCTCCAGCTAGGTATAAGTCACCGTTACCAGTAACCTCGTTTATGTTATTATCTTCTACAAAGACTTGAAAGCGTCCTTGTACTAATTCTTTTAATGCTTTTAAAGCCGTAATTGATAGATTAGGTAATGCTAGCGTTAGCACTTGCTCGTAAAACACTGTACCATTTTCTTCAGAAACTGTTACTGTTTCATCGAAAGTTGAGCTCTGTGGATTTAAAGCGTATTGATATGCTGTACTTGCTGTGCCTAATGCTGTCAATTGGCCGTCTGTTCCGATAACCAGGGTTCCAGCAGCTCCATTATTGACAAAGTATACATTTCGTATACCTCCAATAGCGGTTCTACATTCTAGCCCTCTACCATCTTGTAATAAACATGCCATATTGAATAGGTTTAAAAAGTAGGAGGTGTTACCCTCCCACTAAATTATTAATTATGCAGAGTAAAGTGCAATATCTTCAGATACAGCGTAACCAACTCCAGCGTTGTATTTCATAACCATTCT